GAAACCTTACAAGGCGTCACTCAAATCATGTATTAGCACCGCGTACTTGAATCGTCTGAGTCACCTCTACTAGTCCTGGGTATCTGTCGACTTCCCGGTTTATAGGCATGATGCCCAATCCAATGAACCCCATAGTGGCTGTGTCCTTTATTTGCCGGAAGCTTTGTTCAGCCCCGAGTACGTTAGTTTTGTACTGGCGAACCGCTACCGATGCCATCTGACCTCCGTTGGAGATCACCTGGCGCACGTTCATGACTTCACGTTTGGATGGATAGACAATCATAGCCAATAAACCTGGGTCATTGGCAGATGCTAGACTGTGTAGGGTGGCTTGCGTTCTCATAATGCGGAACTCGTAGTATGGAGCGAGCACCGCCTTGTGTTGGGAGAGTTGTGATAGTTGCAGCTCAAGCTGAACTGCTTCTGTGCCCTTCGATATCTTAACACTATCAAAGTCTACCATTGATGTGATGGTGACATTGCGCGTACTCCCTTGAGATACCTGAAGATTCTGATTCCTGCGCTTAGCCGCGCGGCGGCGTGAGCTCTTGGACGTCATTATTTGGCCGCACAGCACGGCCAATGGCTACACCCAGCAAATGAACTCGGTCTTGATGGTTACGGAGAACCCACGCAAGCTGTGCGTACCAGGCTGGGTAGTCTGGTGAACCGGGAGGATGAGACAAAAACCGAAACACGGTCTTGATGGCGGTCTCAGGCTCTGCGAGCCCATCTTCTCTCCACTTGTGCGAGCAGAAAGAAGTACCAGACAAACTTTCGTTCATCTTAACCATCTTGACTTTGTGTCCCATTGATTCCAAGGCTTCCTTAATTCCTCCGAAGCCTTTCTCCACCGAGTCGTCTCCCATGGCAATTACGCCCACGCGTCCAATTAGGCGTCCCTTTTCAACGAGACCAGGGAGATTTCCTCCCGGTCCTGCTTTTAGGAGTCTAGCGTTTAAAGACACTAAACCGCGCATTCTCGAATTTGTGGAAGAGGTATTATAAGAGCCCGATAGCTGGACTCCTCCCTCTTCCTGAGATACTAACTCTCCTGTTGGTAAACAGAAGACTGAATGAGCGACACAGTAGGCTTGCGCTCTCGTCAAGAATGCAAATAGCGATTCTGACGTAGCGCCGGCTAATATCCTACGGCACTCTGCATCGTCTTCCAGTTCCCACTCTTGGACCGACCAGTCCCATCCGCTCACGTCCGTCTCCGTATCTACCTCTTCCTTTTCGATTTGCTTAGCCAAAGAGCGTAGACCATCATCGTCGAGTCCTATGCCTGGTTTTGACGGGCATGTCTCCCAATTAGCGATCTCCGCTGAGTTTTGCAAACCGGAAAGCTTTCGCTCCCAGAATTGATCGACAAGCGACACACCAGAGATCAAACGAAGTTTCCCTCGTTCAATTTTCTCTAGCGTGTGTGGCTCATCTTTGATAAAAAGACGGACTGGATCACGAAGACCAGCCCTGACCAACTCCTCCGCACTCATACTGAAAAGCGTTTCTCCGGCTTCAACTACTCGGACAAACCTTTCTGCCACCAGCTCCCTCACATACTCTGAATGGGATTCCAAAACTTGCCCATTTGTAGATCCCAACCTACAATAGGGTACACCTGGTGTCGACAATCCTAAGATCATCGACTCCACGCGTTCCAGATCCAACTCCCGAGCAATTACGCTCTTGAGTCGGTCTCTGTCTTCTTTCGAAGCAAGTTTTGTTTGCGGCGCTGGTTGCGTTTGAAGTGCTTTCCAGTGCCTGGCGAGGGCATCTCCTTCGCCAAGTCCTTTTGGGACTCGTGTTCGGGGGTACTCTCCAGATTCTGTGAGGAAGCGGATCGCTTCTCTCCTGTTTTCTTGGGGGGGTGGGGTGGTGGATTGGTGCTGGCCGGCGTGTACTTTGAGGCTCGCTTCGACGTCTTCAGGTCTTTGGTTGGGCCACTGGTATCCACAGAGTTCTGGGATTGCGGCTCTTTCTTCGTCTGAGATGCGGGCGTGCTTGGAGTGTCCTCCACCGACTCGGAATGGGAACTTTCCTGCTGTTCTAAGCGGGAGTCCTTTTCCTGAGCACCATTTGTCTTGCTCTCCTTGCTCCGTTCCTTCTGAGGCTCCCCATTGGTATTGCCCAAGGCCACACCCGACGGGACTTTCGGGGCCACTTGAAAAACCGACTCGTCGAAAGGATCTACTGAAAAATCCATCTCGTCGTCGTAGGTATCCCAAGCTTTTGTGCCAAAATCCGTCATAATCAATCCTCCCTGGGTTTTCGAACCCAGAGCACCAGGATTTGGATGTGCTGCATAAACTTTACCTTTGAAGATATACTCTTCTGGCGCTCGGTCATCGTAATAGACGTTGTATTGGCTGTATTCATCCTCTGAGTTGTAAAACTCATCGTATTCTTCCTCCCTGTAACCTTTCTCCTTGGTAGGAGAATTAGCCTTGGACAAAAACACATCGGTAGAGATTCCCACATTGTGGGACACATCTCCTCGAATATGAATTCCAACGACCTTTCCATCACTAAAGATTGGGGCTCCAGAAAATCCGGGTACGGAAGTGGCTGTGTGGTGAAACCTAAAACCTTGAGCAATCTTGTGGATTGCTCCTGAAGCTTTGTGCGAAATTCCATGGATAAATCCAGAAACCTCAGCACCCGCACCATGACCAGGCATTCTAGCCAACTTCGCAGTTTTGATTCCCAACGTGGAATAAACTACAGCGGGCAGCTTGAAAACAGCAATGTCTAGTTGCGGGGATACCATCATCAATCCATAATCCGAAGACAGGGGGACCTTTGAAACAGCGTTACCAATAAATTTGGTGCCTGCTGACACACGCAACGTATGAAGCACGTGATAGGCTGTCACCAAAACGTCTCGATCGCGAATGGTGGTTCTAAAACCACTCCCGACAATCTGGTCCTCTACAAAGAAGAGGACCTGACTACCTGGGAGAGGGCTCCTCAACACCAATGAGGTCGGAATGACTGACTCATTTTGCGCTTTCTGTTGGTTTCCCATCAAAAGTGCTAAAAATGAACCAGAATCTATCCTGACCTTCATCGTTCTTGAACCATCTTTCACCTCAATATACGGTCCCTGTAAATCCCAAGACACAGAGCCATTGACTTCAAATGAACCGTCTGCTTGAACACCACGCATCGCTGCGCGCATTCTCCAGAGTTTCCATTGCCAAATCAAGGCTCCAATCGAGCAATTCCAGAGGACCGAGCAAGAGCACGCGATAACCATCCACAACCCCAAAGGGGCGTCGACGATCACCAGCGTAGCAAGACCAAACATCAATGTACCGACAGCCGCTAACAAAGGAAAGAGAACGAATCTCATTCCTACAATCGCCATAGCGAAACAAACCACTGGTAAGAGCAGCCGCATCCAAATTTCTTTGAACAATGCTGCCCAATCTACTAGGGCTATTCCTTCCATGATGAGTGTCATGGCCTGTTGGGTTTCCTTAGGCATCACCAGAGCACATTGCTCGTTGATTACTTTGAAAACAGTTTG